GATTGCGCATCGCATCGCGGGAGCGGGCAACCAGGGTTTTACGCTCAGGCGTGCTCAAGTCGCGGTTCGGGCTGCCAAGGAACGGCAACCAACTCGACATGCTGCGCAAAGCACGGGAGGCGCCGTGCCAGCGGGTTTCGCTGCCGCCGCCTCCGCCCTGTGCCCTTGGCTGGCTCTGGACCAGATCAGATGCGGCGCGCGTGACCTCACGCACCATCCGCTCTTCTGGAGTGGTACGTGTGAACCAACCCATTTCAGAACCTCATATAGCTGATGCGGTTACGCCCGCGTGATTTATTGCCTTCCGCCGCTGCTGCGGCGGCATAGTCGGATTCAAGGTTACGAAGTGTCGCCAGATCAGCGCGCGTCACCTGGCGCTCGCCGTAGCGAACGATCTGGCCACCCTTTAGAACCTTTTCAATTGCCGTGCGGACATCCACCAGGCGCTGCTGTGCTTCTGTCATGACTATCCTCTGGCGCGGCTTCGCGTACCGCGTTGTGCTGGAGCGCGGCGAACCCCGGCAAGTAACTGTAGGTCGAGGCCGAAACGCTGCTGGCTGATACGAAGTGCTGCCAAGGCGTACACGAAACAGTCGAGGGCTTCGTTTCGCCGACCTTTTGCGGTCCAGCGGTAGACGCGCACACCCTTTACTATCTTCAGTTCCTTGGTTTCAGCAGTGAGTTGCTTCAGCTCATCTTCGCCGCAGATGTCGTCGTTCGCGGGCAAGTGCACGCATCCCGGGACGGCTGCGCCGGCGGTGTTTGGCTGAATCTTCAAGCGACTGTAAATGAGCTCTTTGGCGTTTTCAGTGCCGACTTCAACCAGCCAGACCTTCTTCGCATTGCGCGATTTCGGCCAGTTGGCAATTGGCTTCCCGGGTTTGTTTGCGCCTTTAACCGGAATCACCCACATCTCGCCGTGGCGTCGGCTTTCGGCGTACACCTCATCGGTGTAGTGGCCGCCGGAGTCCCAGCACCACCTTTCGACACGCATCTTGGCGTTGTCGGCCCGGGTGTATTGCTGCTGAATCTTCAAACCGACCTTGCGTCGAAGCTCCTCGCTGGCTGGATCACCCATAAGCACCCATTTATCTACCAGCCAGGCTTCCTCACCGACACCGAAAGCCCAGACGCGGCCTTCGTATCGATCATCCTGCGTATCGATGGAGCCCATCAGCGTCAGGCCGCGTGGCGGGACTTGCGCAAACACCTCGCGGCGCATGTAGAGCTGCTCCCAGTCGACCTTCTCGCCCTGGTCGTCTTCCCAAGTTTCGCCGAGCGTGGTGTTGACGAACGCAATCAGGTTTTCACGGTTGTCCCTGACCTTGTCGAACTCGGTGACCATGTCGAGCCAGGTGGTGAAAGTGCTGTACGCGGTCCAGATGTGGAAGGTGACAATGCGCGGCGTGCCCCGAAGCGTGTCATCCGGCGCATACCAGTCGATGCCGTCGCGGGTCCAGATTCCAGATTTTTCGCAGATCCAGCGGCCGTTCCGGGCTGCCTCTACCATTTCGTGATACCAGACCACGCACCCACCGTGCTCGCAGGCGTACCAGGCTTGCGACACTTCACCGTGTTCGTTCTTCTCCCACTTGATGCCGAAATCGCAATCCTTGCCACCCCACTTTAAGTGCTGCTCTTTCGAGCAATGCGGGCATGGAACGTGGTATCGGAGGAAATACGGCGATTCCTCGCCGGCCTTCTCGATCTGGCAGGTGCCCTTGGTCTTAGGCGTCGATCCCCGGATGGATTTCGGGAACGTGGCGCCTTCAAGACGCTTGTCACCGAGGAACGTCGGGGCGCCCTCGCCTTCCACGTTGGCTTCGAACTTTGACAGCTCGTCGTAAATGACTTCGTCCGGGGATTTTTCCCGGTAATTCCGGCTCGCCTTGCCGCCCAGACACCAAAGCATCTTCGCGTTTTGGAAGCGCTTGGCACTCAACGAACTGTCACGGTGTTTCTTACCGTGCCAGGGTGCGAGCTCCAATAGCGTGGGAACGTCGCGCACCATCGTCTCGACGTGGCGCTTCATCAATTCTTCGGCGTCGGGATCGGTAGGGCAAAAGCTCAGGACGTTACGGCGCTTGTGCTGAATTTTGTACCCGATGTTCGCCATCAACATCTTGGTGTAACCGACGCGGGCAGACTTGATCAGGTTGATAACCCGGATCAGGTCGTTGCCCATGCTGTTTAGGATCGCTACCTGAAAAGGGGCGGTTTCCCATTTCCCTTCCTGGTAGGACGACTCGGATGACAGGTAAAAATGGGTGTCTGCCCACTCGACCGCAGTCAGTGGTGGCTCTTTATAGAGCGCCCGCAGTCCTGCTTTGATCGCCTTTTGAAGGTCAATCAACCAAGGTTTCAAGATACTCATCGAGGAATTCCGGTAATTGCTCACCGGAATCAGCGGCGAGGTTGCGCGCTAGGGCTATCTCGCGCTGTAGGGATTCGATGTGTCGTACATCGATCTCGGGGTGCTTGCGTTTGAGCTTGAGCGGGACGGTGTCGAGCAAAGAGCCGAGCTGCGCGGCGATCTTCGACAAAGCAAATATTGCGAAGCCGACCGGAACAAGTTGCTTGTCCGCGATCTCGTTTTTCTTTTCCTGAGCGATACGCTGGGCTGCCGTAAGGCCTTGGCGCTCGACCATCAGCTTGTATTCGATGAGCGGGTCGATACCGTCCGGAGTTTCGGACGCCGCATTTTTCTGTTCAGCCTGGGCAAGCCGGTTGTTCAAAATGGTTCGGACGTCGTAGAAATTCTCCCGGCCAATCTTGGCGATGGATTCGACCTTCCACTTGTCGAAAGCTTGGACGGTAATGCCGAGGCTTGCCGCCATTTGGCTCTTGTTCAGCCAGTGAGGTTTGGGCTCCATTTGCCTCCTCCATTGACGAGGCTGGGAGCTGCCGCGAGCCGGTTGGTGTTTAGTTGGTATTTCCGGGGGTCAGGTTGGTGTATTAAACGGCAAAAACCGCTCTATTCCGGGCCTTTCCGGCCACCGACAATACAACAACCAACCCCCCTGAAAAAAAGTCATACATAGTTCAAAGCCGGGGCTCGAATTACCCTCACCCCAGGGGGGTGGGGGAAAGGACCCTTTTTTCTGAGGGCCTTTCCCGTATCGCGATTTTTCGAGCATGAGCCTTTCCCGTCGATTCGAGCGCACCATAATGGTGCAATCCACCATCATCATCGCCGGCGAGTTGCCAAGGCCCGCTCGAAAGCTTTCTCGAACTGGATAGGCAGCTGCGTCTCAGCCTCCCGCTCACCAATGCCGAAGAAGTCGAGCGCCTTGGCATAGCCTGGCTTGCTGATGAATGCGATCAGGATCTGCACCTGTCCCCGCTTCGTGCCCGTCCGCTCGGCGATGCCGATGGGTTCGCTGCCACGCTTCATGATGAAGTAGCGCTGGAGGTTCGCCCGGCTGCGCTTGCTGTCCGTGCTGTTCTGATGCCGATCACCCTGAGCGCCGAGACCAGACAGGATCTTCTGGAGCTGACCTCGCCCGATGTTGCCGTAACTGTCGAGCTTCATGCCCGCACCAGGTACGACGAACTTCCCTTCAGGAAGAATGCCGCGTGCTCGCAACAGCGCCTCGCTGCGCTTGTGGCTGCGATCACCGCCATACACCTCAGGCGTAAGCCAGCGTGTGGCCGGGGCCGCGCCGTCTGCCTCATCCTTGATCCAAACCCGCGCTTCCATCTTCTGCTTGGTCGCCGGTATCAGCCTTAGGCTATCGAGCGTGTAAGGCGTCGGCCTATCGAACACTGTCCGCATCTCACCGACCAACCGTTCCTTGATCAGCTTGGCCGTCTCAGTAAGGGCGAGAACAGTAGCGAACGGGATCTGGTTACGCTCAATGTCCGTCAGCTCTGCGAGGTTGTCGGCAAGTCCTGACGTCTGCACGCGGATCATTGGACGTCCTCACTCAACGGTGCAGCCAGGCCAGATGGATTGGGCGAAAGCCAAAGCGGAAGCGTGGTCGCGATCTTCTTGCATGATCATTGGAAACGGCTTGTAGCCTGGCGCTGTGACGTACCAGCTTTTCTTCATCAAGGCGCCTGCCTGTCTACGGCCTCGCTCACTTTGTCGGCTGCCTTGCTGGCGACACCCGCCGCTTCTACTGCCGCGCCTGATGCCTCCTGAACCTTGGACGCAGCCTCTTGCGTG